CGCCAAAAGAACCTCACCCCAAGAAAGGACATACTAAGCTCCCACGTCGGACGGCGCTTTTTACCGTTTCCGACTCCACGCCTTTAGTAAGGCGTGGCCCATCTCGTTTTGATGCGAGTCGAACGAGCACGACCGGCACGCGAGAGGTGGCGTCTGTCGATAAAGGGAAGATCCCCTTTCTTCAGAAACCACTTCATTAGGGCTCCATAGTCATCCAGTAATGAAACCGGAGCTGTGGAACTGTCTACAATGCCCTTGACAAATAGGACTTGCAGATCAGTGTCATGTCTACCATCCTGGCTAGGGAGGTAGTGTCCATGACGACCTAAAAGACTAGAAGTAGAAGACACGAGTCCATCAGTGTCTTTACTCCACTCAATCCATGGAAAGGGAATAAACTTCTCCAACATGGTATCGAGATAGTCAACTGTTGTATAGTAACCCAGGTGAAAAAGATGGTTCCTGAGTCCTACAGTTGACACTAGCCTATCAGCGTGACGTTTGTCACTTGGGAGTGTTCTACGAACGCGTGCGACTGTAACGTCGTGACCGTCGTAGTACTCTTTGCCGCAAGACTCTCTGAACTTACCTGTCCAGAAAGACTTTTTGGCGTTGATCTTGAAGCCAAAAGCTTCAAGTTCTCCCATGACAGATTTCACAAATTCTACAGGGACAATTATGTCATCCCCGTAGACGCGCACCTTACCGAAGAAGGAACGAACACTCTCTTCGGTGAGTGGTGAATTGAGCTCTTTCTCTATCCCCATGAAGACAACGGTCGTAGAGACCAGAGCCTCAAAAGGGAAGCAAAGAGCTGAACCCATGGACGCGAACTTGGCCAGGGATATAATCCCATGACCAGGCACAGCAGCCTTTGAGCTCCTTGTAGCGTCGACCACGCCTTGTAAGGCGCGAAATCTAGCTAGGAGGAGATCTACATGCCGCTTCGAAACCCGATCCGAAGCCTCACTCAAATCGAGTGTGGCAAGAGCTCCAAAAGAGGAGCCCTTTCTCGCGAGCCGTTGGTTTGGCTTTTGAGATTCGGAGCTGACGAAATGCCTAGTGTTGTCATGACTAGGCATATTCTTCATGATCGTAGCGAGAACCCCTTGCTGCATGTA